GGCTAGGCCTGCCCCGCCCGAGAGGAGTGTTCCGAGTTGATTGAACGCGAGCTGCGACTGATTGAGCCCAACCTGCGCCGTCTGGTTGGCCGTCGACTGCACTCCGGTCTGGCCTGTGATGTACGAGAGCAGGTCGCTGATGTTGGTGTTGCTCAGACTTTCACCCGACGTGCCGATGCCGAGGAGTTGCGAGAGCGCTTGATTCTGCCCGGTGCCGATGTCGCTGTAGGTCGAGTACGGGATGGTTGCCGACTGCACTAGTTGGCTCGGCGCCTGATTCATCATATTGACGCCGGTTTGGTCGACGCCAGCCCCAGCGGTTGTCAGCGCGCTGGCTGCGCTTGCGGCTTGCGATTCACGCGAAAGCTGTTGATTCTCCCAGTTCATGTTAAAATTCATACCAGATTGGTCGACAATACCTGCGCCATATGGCGTGTTCGCCACGCCGGCCTGCGCGTTATTCACGGCAGACTGCTGCTGGTTTTGTGCGTACTGCTGATTATAGAGGGCGTTCTGTGGGTCGAACCCCGCCGTCATGATCTGCTGGGCGTAGGGAATGAGCGAGTTGCCGGCGTTCACCAAGCCGGCGCCTGTGTTGTAACCGCCGTAGGCTGCTGATGCACCCAGCGGCGCCGCGGCGTTGGCGCCACTTTGCGCAGTAGATGCGTAAGGATTGCTGTAAAGGTTCTGTGCCGTCTGCTGTGCTTGCGGCAGAACGCTTTGCCCGAGCCCCCCATAGGTGCTCTGCTGCGTACCAATGCTGTTAACGGCGTTGTTCGATGAGCCGACGATGTCCGTCGAGGGCACCATGCTCGGAAGCTGTACGCCGCTGGCAAGGCTCATAGTGACCTCGTATAGCCGACTTCCACCGCCTTGTAACCCAGGCGTTCGAATACCTTTCCGAGGCGAGTGTTCGCCACGTCACGGGCGATGAACGTCTCCTTGACGCCCCACTCTTTTAGGCAGTCGAGGTTATGCTTAAGGAACTTGATCGGGAACCAGCCGAAGCGGAAGGCTTTCTCAAGGAAGATCGCGTTGGTTATGCCGTAGGACGTGTTGCGATACATCAGATGCGGCCCTACGATGTTGAACGCGAACCCGACGAGCAAACCGTCATTGCGCGCGGTCACAACCCGCAACCCCCCTGCCCCCGCCATGCGCAGCATCTGCGGCCAGTTCGGATCGGAGACTACCCCCTCGACCCTCGGGAACTCCCGGCCGTAGCGCACGAACAGCGGCGGCAGTTCGTCGACGATCGCCAAGAAGTCTTCCGCTTGCGCGGTAAGCTCAGGCGCAACGCTCGCCGATAGTCTTGGGCGTCGGCGCAACGCTTGAGCGTGTTGCTTCATCGTTCACGCTTGCCTTCCCGAGCTTGGTGCTCGCATCCGTCGCCGACGGCATCCGCGTCTTCATGCCCTTCTGGTGGAGCGTCGTCTCCGACGCCATGCCACCCGAACCGCTACCTTGCTTTGCCATGATCGCTCCTTAGAAGTCCGCGCTCGCGGTGATGATCCCGCCGCCGGTCGAGTTGCCCGACATGAGCGTACCGCTTAGTCCCGCCGTATCACCCGAGGCAACCGTTGCCGTGATGGTCACGTTGTCAACCCCGGATACGCCGTTGGTCGTAGCTGCTGCGGCACACGAAGAAACGGCCGTGTCGGTGCCGGCAACCTGCCGCTTAATGGTGCCAGCCGTGCAGGTGATGACCGGCGCGGCACGGAAGGGGACATGTGCATCCGCCTTGCACACCGCGACGGTCGAGCTTTGCGCCGAGCACAGGAACGGCGAGTCGGCCGTCGAGCTGGCGGTCTCGGCCCACTGCCAGTAATAGCGCTGCGCTGCGGCGAGGTCTTCGGCATAAGGCCGGAACTCGAACGAGCCGGCATTACCACTCGTAGACACTTCAAGTTGCGCGCCTGTGATCTGGAAGCCATCAGTCACGCCTGACGTGCCGCCGGTCGTCGGCGTCCAGCACAAGGCGATGGCCGCTTCGGTAGCCGTCGTCGGCATCTGGAACGCGTAGGAATACGTCGCCCATGACGCACTGATCGTCCAAGCGGTCGTCAGCGAGGAGTTGATGCCGGTCCATGCCGGCGTGATCGCAGGCGACGCCGTGAACGACTGGAGGCCTTGATCGGTCCCGGTGCCGTAGAACACGTACGCGTTCACCGTTGTCGATTCGGCGAGCATGTTCGCCAAGCCTTTGAGGCGAACGCTGAGCACCAACGGAAGCCCTTGCGTTGGCACGAGGCGGGAGGTCGGTATCTCCTGCATCACGCATTGCGGCTGCGCGAGCGCGCCGGAGGTGCGGTAGAATTTGACCGAGCCGAAAAAGAGGGGGCCGGTAGGCAGGTCCGCCGTGGTGTTGTCGACCACAAGACTGCCGGCGCCCGAGGTCACGTTGACGTTGCAGCCCCAGCGATCGGGTCCGTAGGCCGAGGAGGGGATGGTGGTCGTGCCGCAAGTCTGCACGCCGGTACCGCGCTGCTGGACCTGCATGCCGCCGTTATCGAGGATGTTGCGCGGCAAGTTATAAGGAGCGGTCGTCTGCGCGGTAACGCCAGTGTTGGTGTCTTGGACGGTCTTGTTCAAACATGGAAGCAGTTGACTTGCTTCAGCGCAGTTTGAAGTACGCAGCGGGATATTGACCCCGTAATAAGAGCTGAACTGCGCTTGCGCGCTGGCCGAAATCAGGAGGAGCGCAAGCCCCGCCGCAACACCCAACAGCTTCCTCATTGCATCCTCCTAGAAGGGCTCCCGCCCTGATGGAACCTATACTAGCCTTTGACGCACTTCAAGACGATAGCCGCATTAGATAGGGTTGGCAGTGGTGTACCGGACCCCCCGGACGTGGCGATCACCTGGCTCACCCCAATAGTAACGTCAGAAGTCGGCGACGAAGTATTCTGCGCCACCGTGCTGTACTCATAAGCGAGATTACCACCGCCGGAACACTGGCCGCCGGGAGCATTGCAGCCGACCGTTCCGGTACCGCCCATTTCAAGGCTGTTATTAGTTAGCGTTCCAGACACGGCGAAATTGACGCTCGGTAAGTTGGCTTGCAGCAAAGTCGAGTTTTGTTGGCCGCCCGTATTACCCTCGGTCGTGCCGTCGAAGTTCCCGCCCGCGGCCGTGATACGTCCTGAGCCCCCGCTGTCCCGTGAAAACGTCGTGCGGCCACGCAAGTCGGGAATGGTAAAATTGCCGCCCGCCGCCGCGCCCCATATCGTACTCAGTGTTACGTATAGCGTCGGATAAGCTGTCTGCGAGATAAGACTGCTGCCCGTAGCCTCCAACGAGCCTGCCGGGCAGCTTGCACCTGCGTAGTCAAACACCTCTCCCGGCGCGTGCCCAAGCGCCGGAGCAGAAGTCATCTGGTATTCCGTACCGTCCCAGACCGCCTCAACTATCTGAGCCGCAACGAACTCGCCGCCTGCCATTGGAGCCAAGCCGGCGGGAGTTTGCCGGTAAAAATTGCTCGCTGCCGTACCTGCGACCGTCAAAGTCGTCGCGCCGACATTGGCGCCGTTGGACTGGAACACGACCTTGTAGCCGGGCACCAGCGCAAACGCTGTCGGAATGGTTGCAGCGACCGTCACCGCGCTTGTCGATCCCGTATTGACGACCGATCCAGTACCGCCATTGAAAACATTGGTGCCGCCTTGCGTCGGCGAGATCGGCGTCGACAGTGCCGAGAGCGACGTGATGTCGGCATTCGCCCCGCTTGCCGCGGTCGAGTTTGCCAAACAGGAAAGGATGGCATTGTAGTTTGACATCACCTGTGAAGCGTCAGCCGTCGTACCGTTGGTCAAATTGAACGGCACCGAGCAGGACACCCCGGCCCAAGAGTTTGTCAGGAACGGAAACGCCAGAGCAAGCGCGAGCAGGGTGCAGCCGATAGCTTTTCTCATCTAAGCCGCCAATACGTTGGAGAGGTAGCGAAGGATCTGGTAGCGCAGGTGCAGCGTTCCTACAATCACGCCTTGCGCGCTTTGCCCCGATACCTGCAGACCAAGCCGCGTGAATACGATCGGTACAGTCCACGGCAACTGCCGAGGCGCAAGGTTATTCTGCGCGCTGCCCCACAGCGCAGCGCCCCAGATAAACGCGCCCCATAAGGTCGTCGAGCCCGTCGACATGACCTCGACGCTGTTTTGAACGGCGGCGTTCTCATCCACTGCGCTGACTTGCACAATCGGAAATGTCGAAGACAAAGCCAAGTCGATTGTCGTCTCGGTCATGGCATTGTTGGTCATGTGGTCGGTATCGGGCAGCATCGGTGTCGCCCACCCCCACGACATCTGCTGGCCGTCCTCGACGTAAGTAGAAGTCGACGACTGCACCGCGTCCGACTGCCAGAGCGAGCCGGGCACCGCGACCGGCTGACCAATGAACGTATTATTGTAAGGCTGTATGAGCGACATCGGGAACGTATGTGGCCCCGACCAGATGCCGCGCGCCACATCGTACCAGAACTCCTGGTTGGGCGCCCCCGAGACAGCGCCGTTCTGCACCGAGATACGCATGACGTTGCCACCGCACGCCGCCGCCATGCGCGATGGCGTCACGGCGTTGATGAACGGCACGGTCACGCCCATGCCGTCGAGCCCGATCGGATCGGAGACATGAGCGAAGAAGTCTATCTGCCGCACACCATCGGGCGAGACGAACGCCAGCCCCTTCGGCGTATTGACCACGGTGTTCGGCGCCAGCGTACCAGTGACAATGTTGAGGCTGTTCAGCGTGAGGTCGGCGTTCGCCGCGTCACCCGTGATCTGGTAAATGTT